CTAATCAAATAACTCCCCAAGGACTTCCGCCTTTTCCGATTCTTCCCGTTTTAGGTAATGGGTGTAATGATAAGTGGATTTAGGGTCCTTCCAGCGGCCCGTAGCTGTCAGCGCCTTCGCATCCATATTTTTCTTCTGTGCCAGATTTGTGGCAAACGTGTGAGAGCCGACTTTGTGGGTGCTTAAATATTCTATGCCTGCTTTGGCACAGGTTCGCTCCAGATCGGCGTTAACTTCAAAGCGTGTTTTGTACGGAAATATCTTGGGGGACTCCAGAAATGGCGTTATGGCCTCAATAACGAATCCCGGCAAGTATACCTCCCTCGGCTCACCATTTTTTGTTGTCCTGACCATGGCCGTTTTTCGTAATATGTTTACGTCCTTCGCTTCCAGATTGAGGGCCTCGGAAATCCTGCACCCGGTTCCGGCAAGGAATATGCATATCGCCTTCAGGCGGTCGGAGGCGTGTTCGAATAATCTTGAGAACCATTCCTTGTCGGCCCATTTCGGGGCAGGGCGTTTCGTCTTTGGCAGCTTGACCCTGACGTAAGGTATCCATTTCAGATCATGCGCGTAATGCAATATGGCGGCGACCGGGGCATAAAACTGTCTCCGAATCGTGGCTTTTGAATGTTGCCGTAGTTTTCCCTTTTTGCCGCGCCTGTAGCTCGGGTAAGCATCCCGCGCACCCCTATCAATCACCTCCTGGCCGATTTCTTCCAGGGGCACTTTTCCAATCGCAGCGTTAATTTTATTGAGATATTGGCGATTCCCTGTGTGCTCCACGTAGGCGATAATCGCATCTGAAAAAGTCCGGCCTTCGCCTGTTTTCAGGGACGCCCGTATTTCCTGTTCAAGAGCGGCAGCGAAGACCTTGGCGTCGGCTAACTTAACAAGTCCTGTGCTTTCTCGTACGCGCCCATAGCCCTTGATCGACCCCGTGATCTGGTAATACGGCGAGTCTTTCCGCTTTGTCGGTTTGAGGGCCATTCATTAAATCCAGTTATATCTGATTCACGATATAACCAGACATCCTCCTTTTTCTCAACGGGCATAATTTTCATATCATTTAGGAAGCCGCGAACCCGGCGCTTAACCAGCGCGGGGGTGCCTGAGAAATAATTCGATTTTAACACCTCGGCGGCTTCTAGATCAGTCAAAAGCATCCTCACTCCTCCGCTGGTTTAGCTGCTAGGATCATGGCTTTGTAAAAATCATCACAAAAGATTGATTGGTTTATTCCTTTATTGCTTGGGTGACGATTCCAAGCTTTCCGCATTGCATTTGTCGGCTCAATCGGCACAAGCACAAACTCCTCTGGCACCGCACCGCGCAGCAAGTCGAGTTCAGATGTTAATTCTGCGTTCATATTGCGCTCACTTTCTAAATTTTCTGACAGATTTTTCAAATGAGCTTCTCCAGTTTCGTAATCTTTTTTCCGATAATATGAGAGCATCTGGCCCTGTGAATTCAAAAGGCTTTTAAGGGCCTGAAATTGTTTCTTCAGACATTCATAATCCTCATGCGGCTGGGTCTTAATCCACTCATCCACGGCTGGCTGCGTGAGGGCATCTTCCTGCATCGATCTCGCCATATCTTCATAATCTACGCTGTCCCACACTGCACCGATCCCGCCGCATTCACGACAGCCGGAACCAATATCGCATTGCAAAACCTTGTTGTATTCGTACAACCCGACTGGATGCCCATCTTCCATTTCATAGCAGCCTGAGCATGAGCGCCAGAAACCTTCGTTTTCCTCTGTGAGTTCCTTGACACGCTTGGCGGTGTAATTATCCCCCACAGCGGCGGGCGAAAGGTCGGCGCGGATGTATTTAGATAAGTTACGCCCCGGCCTATACCAATATAATCCACCATCAGGTCGGGTTTTATCACTAGCCCAAATCTCATCCGGCATCGTCTTTTCGGTCTGGTGTTGGGTCATTGTTTCTTCCTCCATATTTTCTCAAATCCAAGCAAGCTTCCTATGCGTTCAGATATTTTCCTGCGCCCATTTAAAATGTCAGATGTATACTGCGGAGAGATTCCAAGCCATTCAGCTAATTTCTCTTGGCTACCAAGTTCCCCGCACTTCCGGACCAGTTCTGTGAAAGGATGTTGCTTGTTCATCACTCCTCCCTCTCGGCGCGGTCGATTGTTGATCGGCATTTTGGACAATCGTCATACCCAAGCCATCGGCCTTTTGCCTTACCGTATTCGCGTGGGCCGAAATGCATTTCTCCGCACGTTTCGCATTTTTGTTCAAATATTTTAAACATTGTCTAGCACCTCCCTGTGTTTCTCTTGTGCGATTTGGATAATCGCCCTTAGTTTTGGCCCGCAATTAGGTTTCGCTTGCGCGGCTATTTCCGCGAAGTCCTTCAAAGCCGCCAGCAACTCCGCATTTACTGGGGAGGGGGTAATCAAGGGCGGGTATGGATGCCATAAATCACTATCATGGAAGAACTCTGGCTTGACTATCCCACCATCTGTTTCGCGGTCACTGATAAAATATTCGTGAACTTTATTGTACCGACTACGCACAATAAGGTTTCCCATCCTCGGGAGACAAACAAGAAAGGGGGTTCCGTCACGCGGAGCGGTGTGTATCGGCTTCCAGGCGCTATTTAACTCCATCGTTTTCGCATTGTCCGGGGTCATGACAGGGCCTTTCTAATTTCATTCATCGTGTGCGCGCAGTCGGAAAGGATTATTCCTTTGCATACCGGGCAATAACTGTTTGCTTTTATAACCGTGCTCATTCTTCGCCTCTCGTGTCGGGGGTTGGTGATTGGCTTGTTTTGTAAATGATGCGAACCGTTGAAGCGCGCAATCGCTGTTTGATTTCGTCGCCCACATAGACGGCGAGATAAGAAATGTTGCAAAACTCGGCGTGCTCTGGGTATGCGAGGATTTTTGTGTATCCAGCATCCCCTACCTCTATGAAGCTTTCTTCTGCGTCATCCCAATGGATGGACTCAATTTCCCGCTTATCGTCATAAATTTGTTCTATCTCACTCATCTCTCATTCCTTCCGGTTAAAATGTTGGGGCTAAAAGGGAATATCTTGTTCAAAATCCAGACTGGAATAATCAAAACTTTCCGTCACAACATCCGCGATTTTCGATACCGACACGGGCGCGAGGACAATGAATTCCTGCCCACGGTTAGCCAATGTAAGGCGTTTGGCTTCCAACTCAGCGCAAAGCTTGTCCGGGTGCTTGTGTTTCGCGTATCCCGTGTCTGGATTCCAAACTAAATAAAATGGTCGTCTCATTATTCTCTCCTTAAGTTAAAATAACAGGCACCCGAAGACGCCCGCTGTGGGGGTTAAAACCATACTTCGCTTTCGGAATCATCTTGTTGCTGTGGGGCAGAATCATTCTGTGCCTGGTACGCGCCATCAGATTTTGAGCTGAGCAACGTCAGCTCCCCCCGAAACGGGCGCAGGACAATCTCGGTCGAGTATCTCTCAACGCCGTCTTTATCCGTCCATTTGCGGGTTTCTAACTGGCCCTCGATGTAGACTTTCGAGCCTTTTTTGACGTAGCTTTCGATAACCTTCACGAGGCCTTGATTAAAGCAGGAAATCTTGTGCCATTCGACCCTCTCCTTCTTCTCGCCGCTCGCTTTGTCCTTCCAGCTTTCAGAAGTGGCAACCGAGAATGACGCAACCCTGTCACCGGACGGGAAGCTTCTGATTTCCGGGTCTTTCCCGACATTACCAATAAGAAAAGCGCGATTAATAGAGCCTGCCATTTTCTTCTCCCTAACCTGCTGAAATAATTGTTTGGCCTGTGCAATGGCAGGGCACTGATACGCCGCCGCCACCGTCAATCATCTCGTCACCGTGACAGGTGGGGCAAGCTTCGGGTGCCGCATCACCTGAAATTTCCGGCTGCACAAGCTCGCCTTCCAACGTAGGCGGCTCAGTAGCTTCCGCGCCAGCAAGGGACTTGTTCAGGTTCTCAATAATGCTGCCCGCTCGCACTTCATGAGCCGGACGCTCAACATTGAAATGCCGCGCATTGTCGTACTGGATGATTTCCTGCATTCCCTGAATCGCCGCGAAATGGATTTTTGCGGCACGCTTGATTGCTGCGGCTTTGGCTTTTTCGATATACCATGCGTCCCATACATATTTTGTTTTCGCCGCGCCTTTGACTTTTTCAATTTCCTTGGCCGACATGGTGGTGATTTTCTGGATTTTCCGGTCGCCCATTGAGTAGGAAATTACAGCCAGAATGCCTTGCAGTTTCGTAAGGTCATCATTAAATGCAGAAGCTTTATCCAATGTGTAAGTCTGATAACCATTATCGTCATTGATTTTTAGAACATCGCCCTGCCAGATTGGTTCAACGGTGAAATCTGCATCAGGATAGTGTTCCTTGATCTTTGCCAGATAACCGCGATAGCCGATTTGCAAGGTGGCCGAATTACCGTATTTGACGATGTGCGCGTGCTGGCGACCGTCAATCATCATGCGGAATCTCGCAGCGTCGATCATAGTCTGTGCGATAGTATCGGGACGGCAGACGGTTAAATCCTTGTTCTTATCACCTGCCGATTTCTCAATCTCAGCAAGAACGGAGGCTGCATATTTAAATGCCTCCTGCTTCCCGTTTTCATCACCCGCATTGTACCCAAGCGCCATGGTCAAGCGTCCGATAACAGCTTTGCCTTTTAGCGTGTCATTTATTACCTGTAATTGGCTCATGATTGGATCCCTTCTTTAAGTTTGAAAAATATGTCTTTGCACGCGCGAACATCCCAGAGGGCATCGTGCGCAGTATCGCCCAAGGATTTACCGCAAATATGTTGCAGCGCTTCTTCAAGCTTGGGTGCTTTTGGTTTATCGAATCCTGCTGCAAGCATCCGCTCGGTGGGCGGTAGATTGCAGATAGGTGCGGATTGCTCCATCGTGCAGTGCCATAATTTATTGGGTATGTTTTTCTGGGCGTATTCAGCCTCGATAAACATCATCTGACGGTCGAAGCATATGTTGTGGGCTACAATCGTCTCGGCTTTATCGGCCAATGCCAGAAACAACCCGACCATGCCAACAAAATTAATGCCGTACTTTTCGCACAGGGCGGTAGTGAAGCCGTGAACCTTTGCCGCTTCATCGCCGACAACCCATCCGGCTGGCTTTACCAGTGTTGAAATTTCCGCAATTGATTTGCCATCTTCATCAGTTAAAAGCATGGCAATCTGGCAAACACGGCCCTGACCGTCCTGAATAAGCGGCCCAAATTTTTGGGGGAAACCTGTCGTTTCAGTGTCAATAAAAAGATACATTTTATGCCTCTTCTTCCCTTATTAAGGATTTATTTCCTGTCACATAAACAAGCCTTGCAATTGCAACGCGGACAATGCTGGGGTTGTTGGCAAAGACACCCATCCGCTCGCGGCACGCTTCATAGCTCGCCGCGCTTAAGTATGTTTCAAAAATTAAAGGCTCTTCGTCTTTGCGTTCCGCGATGACAACATATTTCTCAGACATTTTCGTTCTCCATTTGTTTAAGTCCGTAATAAGGCACCTTCATCGGTGAAATTATCCCCGAGTAAGCGGGCCAGTGATTTGAATCGCGGCATTCCTTGTACCGATTGAGCGCTTGCCGGAAGCGATATGCGCCAGCTTCAAAATAGGTGAGGTGCGCAGGGTCGGCGGGGTCGCAAGGCCGGAAGCTGTCATAAGCCTCGATGATGTAAGGCGGCTCTTTCTCGACAACCAGGTACACGTAATTATCAGGCACTTTCCCGGTCAGAATTTTGTAGCCTTCCGAAGTCATGGCCGCGCTTATGTCATATCCGCAGTTCCAAGCCGTTCGCATAAACCCGTCTGGCTCGGCGGTGTGACCTGTTTTCAGATCAACAATTAGACCGTCATCGCGCATGAAGTCGGGGCGGCAGCGCAAAGGAATGCCTGTTTCCTCGTCCGTCCAGAATATTGAAGGCTCGATTTTCCCGCTGCCCTGTAGCAGAGCAAGCGCCCATTTATTGCTGGCGAGAGACGCAGCCATACCTTGAATATCCTTGAAATCGTTGTGCGTGATAAGCTTACGGGTTCCAGCCTCTGCCATTACAGCCTTGTAAGCATCCGTCCGTTTATCGCGCCGGATACCTTCCTTAATCACATAAAAGCGGTCATGGAATAACTTCGGCTCAAGCGCCAATGTGTGAACCGCGTTACCGACATTTAGACAATCGCTGTCCGGTTCTTCGCCGCCATCAATGTATTTCCATTTAAACTTTGCGGGACAACCCATTTCGGCCAGCATGGATTTTGACAGCACATCCCGGCGCTTATGATAGTCCTCGATGGAAAGGTCCGTGAAAAGCTCGGCTTTCGGCGCGGCTCCAACCCCATCCAGCAATTCTGCGAGTGCGTCCTGTGTCATGCTGCTTCCTCTTCATCCTTACCGCCCGGAATAATTGATAGGGCTTCTTCGGATTTTCCTTCTTTGAGTAGCGCTATGATTTTCCCCATCGGCATTTTGTCTGCACGGTATTCGCGGCTAAATTCAAGTATGCTTTCCAGTTCACTTTGTTGTTCCTCAGTAAGTGATCCTTCTGAAATGAATTCTTCGATATCTTCTTTCAGTGCGCGGATGTGATACCAAGAATTCCAGATTGAATCCTTGGCGGTATCAAGCACGGCATCCTTCAGCTTTATGTGGGAAAATCTTGCTTTTTCAATCGCCTCTGGTTTTGCGTCATGGTCATTTTGTAACGCAAGGATTTGCGCCTCCGCTACTATCCTTGCCTCATCTTCGTTGATGAAAAGCTTGCTCTCATAATAAACTGAACCACTTCCGATGCCCGTTTCCTCGCACATGTAGGACACATAGTCATCGCCATAAGTAGGAGCGCTGTCAGCGCGAACGGACCCGATTGTTAACTTCCGTACGACAGGCACATATTTGATATATGAAAGAGACGGGATATCGCGACTATTCCAGCCGTTGCAGCGTTGGCACTCACATTCAAGTTCCCCCCCAGCCTTCGTAAGCACCTTCCAAGTCTGGGTGCCAAGGCAATCCGGACAATCATGTTGCGCGGTGCGCTGCTCGGTATAGACCGTGAAAACGGTATCGCCGACTTTGTATTTGGGCTGCGGAATGGTCTCTAATCGTTGTGGCTGTGACATTTACTGCTCCTGTGGTGGGTAATAATCAAAACTAATTTCCTGCATCACTTGATCCTGATGCTGTATTTTCCCCTCCGCGATCCATGCGAAGAATATGGGGGCAAGGAAGCAAACTGCGGCGATGGTTAATAGTTTTTTGCGTGACTTGGGCCTTTGGTACTGCTCAGCCCCAAGCTTGTATTCCGTGTGAAACCGCTTGATTTCCTGAATGGCGGCTTTATGACGGCTTTTGCTGCGGCCCTCATCCTTGCGGCTCAATCGCTCAATCAATTCACGCGCATAGGCGTCATTGGCCATGTAGGAAATCTCTGCGACTTTTGGGTGGATGGCGGTGTTAGACATTGGCGGTTCCTTTCACAACGGATACGAATTGATCGTGACCGAACGCACCCTTCGTTTCCTCAATTATCTCATTGAGCGTGTATTTCTTCTTGAGCTTGCGAGATTTCATAAATTCGCGGGTGCCGTACCGACACGCGCCTGTCACCATGCGATAGACCAAAGCCCATTCATCAGGTGTTTTTTTCGTATCTGAGGGCATGTTTTTATATTTCGAAACATCGCGGTTGCCGGTTTTGAAGGCCAGCTCTTCTGTTGCGTCCCTGATCGTCTCGCCGTGCGCGGAAAATACACCTTTTGTTGTGACATAGAAAATATCGCCCATAAACTTGCCTTTGCTCATTTGAGACTCTCGGCAACGTTTTATGGAGATCCCGTCCTTTTCTTTTGCGGACAGGATGATGGCAGGAATTCCGTCAATAATTTCGAACTCCTGTCCGAAAATTTTCCCTGTAAAATATATTTTTTCAATTTCTGTTAACAGCGGCGCATTGAATTCATGCGCATAGCCTCGCAGGTAGAGGGAGCCTTGTATCGACGCCAGCAGCGGCGCATTGAATTCATGCGCATAGCCTCGCAGGTAGAGGGAGCCTTGTATCGACGCCAGCAGCGGCGCATTGAATTCATGCGCATAGCCTCGCAGGTAGAGGTAGCCTTGTATCGACGCCAGCAGCGGCGCATTGAATTCATGCTCATAGCCTCGCAGGTCGAGGGAGCCTGTCGACGCCAGCAGCGGCGCATTGAATTCATGCGCATAGCCTTGCAGGTAGAGGGAGCCTGTCGACGCCAGCAGCGGCGCATTGAATTCATGCTCATAGCCTCGCAGGTCGAGGGAGCCTGTCGACGCCAGCAGCGGCGCATTGAATTCATGCGCATAGCCTCGCAGGTCGAGGGAGCCTTGTATCGACGCCAGCAGCGGCGCATTGAATTCATGCTCATAGCCTCGCAGGTAGAGGGAGCCTTGTATGCCCTCCAAGGCAGAGAAATCAATCGCGGTTTTCACGTGATATAAATTCAGATCGCCATGGATTGTGACCAGTCCATCAGCAGAGACGGTGTGAGTGATTCCCTTTTTATCAAGATGTGCTGTTAGTTTCATACTTTGCTCCTGTTGCTCATAATGCTGTTATCCTGCTGCCAAGACGCGATAGCCTTATCCTGCTCAGCAACGATGCGACCGATCATGGAAACCATCTGCATGGCGAGGACGGTTTCGCCGTTATCTTCCAGCGCGTATTTCAGCGCATAGGCTTGCTCGATCAGGTCGTCGAATTTGTTCATGTTGGCGTAGGGGGTCATTACGCACCGCCTGTGGCTTTTGCGATGGCGGCGCGGGCCTTCATAATGTCGTTGCCAATTGCAATCCGCATGTATTTGTCTTCCGTCATGCGGTGGCAAGCTTCTGCAAACTGGAGGGTGTTTTCCAAAGCCGCCAGCAAATCAGGAGCCGCCGCGATCAGGCGGGCGTTGGCTTCTATCTCAATATCATCATCTTGGTATCGATCACTGCGTGGAGTGACGATCACGCTGGCCAAGCCGACCTGATGGGGCTCGTTCTTAAGCACGATGTCCCAGTAACGTGTGTTCTTGACGGCGAACCAAGGCCCCGGCGTGTGCTTGCTCATATCACATCCCCCATCGTCATCCGCGCATACTCGGCGCGTGGTTTAATCCGTCCCTCGAACACCGCGTCTTCCAGAGCGCGTTCCTCAGCTATGGGCAAAAACCGCTCAAGTTCCTCGATGGCTTCCAGCAAATTTGCGTCAGCATCGAAACCGGGCAGGAATGACGCGTGCTTTTTGCGGAGGGCTTTCAGGCCGTCGATGGCGTCTTGTATGTCGATTGGGTGGGGCATGGGTTACGCTGCCTCCTGTTTTTCTTCGCGCTTGTGAAGAATGTTGAAATGGAAATCGATGTAATCAGCGAGGCGCAAATATGCTGTAGCGTGATTGCCTTCGCCGTGTTTTTTGATGACCGCCTTGCGGAATTCGTCAATCGTGCCGTAAAAGCATCCGCGAACGATTATTGGGACGCCGCTCTTATCAAGAAAGGCCGTAACTGTGGAAAGCTCAGAGCCGACTTTAGAGGCCCAAAAAACCTGCGCATCGCCGTAAACCTGCGCATTGCCGTAAACCCACGCATTGCCGTAAACCTGCGCATTGCCGTAAACCCGCGCATCGCCGTAAACCTGCGCATTGCCGTAAACCCGCGCATCGCCGTAAACCTGCGCATCGCCGTAAACCTGCGCATTGCCGTAAACCCACGCATTGCCGTAAACCTGCGCATTGCCGTAAACCCGCGCATCGCCGGAAACCCACGCATTGCCGGAAACCTGCGCATCGCCGTAAACCCGCGCATCGCCGGAAACCCACGCATTGCCGGAAACCTGCGCAAGTTTTTCAACAAAGCCGCCGAGCGTTCCTTTCAGGATTTTGCCCCAAGGTGCCTGGAAATCGACAGCTGCACGGATGCGGTAAAGTTTACGGCCGCAATGATCGATGGTTTCTGTGGTGAGTTCTATGTGGGGCATGTGTGTGTTCCTTGTTGTTAGGAACATAGTTACACGCTGTAAACTCACCAGTCAACAAAATAATTACACGGTGTAAATATTTTCTTTACAGCCCTATTATTTCGTCCTTAAAGTTAACTTTATGGGACGAAAAGCAAAATATAAGGACAAGACAATTTGCATAAAATGCAATGCGTCACTACCTCAATCGCTTATCGATATCTATGAGCACGTTTGCAACCGTTGCCGATATGCTGCCTTGCCGGAACCCATTAAAGCTAAAAAGCGAGCGCAGGCGAAGGAGTGGCGCGCGCAAAATTTGGAAAGAGCTAAGGAGGCGGTGTCAAGGTGGGGTAAAAATAACCCTGATAAGGTTAGGGAATATTCGCGGCGCAAGAAGAGAAAAAGATCTAGAAAAATAAACAATACACCTGAGCAATGGAAAAAGGTCCTTTGTCGTGCCAGAACAAAATACGCTGTAAAAAGCGGAAAACTTAAAAAGAGCCTGTGTGAGGGGTGCGGCTCAAGAAAGGTTGAAGCCCACCACGAAGATTATGACCGTCCTTACATGATTCGCTGGCTTTGCCCTTCTTGCCATAAAGACGTGCACAAATACGTAGTTTTACCACCAAAAACGTATACCCCGAAAGAATTGATGGTTGCGGACTATGGGGCTGGCTATTGATTACAACGCATAAATCTAAGCCCGATGCCACAATAGAGCGGAAGGATGATATTGCCACAAGTTCAATAAAAACCACGGTGTTAACTATTATTTCGTAAAACGCAAAGTTGACTGTTTCAATGAAACGCGTATATATATCTATATATAGACAGGGAGCGTGCTCTGAAAAAGCATAGTTTCCGCACGCAAGCGTTACTCGATGTTAATTTTATATTAACAAGGAAGTGCGACAATGTTAAAGATGATTAAACCTTCAGAGCGAATTTATAAAATCACCGTGGAATTTGATTCCGAGGCAAATGTTTTTGTTGCCTTTAGTGATGATATTCCCGGACTGGCCACCGAAGCGCCCACATTTCAGGGTGTGGTCGAGCGCGTCTGTGAAGTTGCGCCGGAATTACTGGCGCTGAACAACGGTCACAATGTAGCGCCTGAGTACCTGGCATTCGAACAGGAAGCCGTTTACGTCCCCTATTCAAAGGGCGCAATGGCTTGTGCCTAAAGGTTTTTATCGGGAACTTACCGACATTCTAAAAGAGCACGGATGCTGCTTTCACAGGCATGGAAAGGGCGACCATGAAATATGGTACAGCCCCATAAACAAGCAAAAATTCAGCATTGATAGCGTTACGTATTCCAAAAAGCTGGCTAACCGTTGCCTCAAGAACGCGGGCATAGACAAGAAAATCTAGTCTCAGCCGCAACAAATGTTCTTGAAATGTTCTCATTTCCGAGTCATAACGGGCCATGCACAAATCCGTGGGAGATTCGAATGAGCAACAGCCCGTATTTTTCGCTGGCCGGAATGGCCTTTCAAACGCCCGGCAGTGAGGCTGAGGGCCGCATTAACGTCTGCCGCGCCATGAGCATTATCAAAGCCTATGTAACGGGCAGGGAATCGCAGGAAGATGTCCCGCTGGCGCTTGAGTTCCTCGCCAGCCAAAGCCCCAAGCTGGAGCCGTTCATTAAGGATATTCAGGCCACCTTTTTACTGGATGATTTTCTGGACGCTGAGATTAAAAGAGCCATCGGTATCCGGGCCTATAACGGCATAGCGGATCGCCTGAGTGGCCGGGCGGTCAGGGGCGGCGGGCCTATCGGGGGATGCCGCAATCCTTAACTGGAAGCAATCAACATGATTGACTATATATCAAGATGATATATATAATAGTGATATATAGGAATGCACCATGACTGTTGTCCCTTTGCACAAGCCGCCCTCGCGAAAGCAGGCACAGATTATCATTCGAAAGCTTGCTGGGGAGGGGAAAGTCCATTTTGACAGGCATTCCAACAAGCGTAAGAAACAGAGAAAAATCTCTGATGTTCAAATTCTTACGTGCCTGTCGAAGGGCTACGTTACTGAAGATCCCTTTGTTAACTACCCTCGCAAGGGGTGGGAGACGTCAGTACAGGGAAGCGCTGCGGGACAGCAGATAAAAGTGGTTGTGTGCCTGAGATGGAAGAATGACCTTTTGGTTGTTACCGTTTACTGATTTTGATGAGTTTATGATTTTGATGAGTTTATTAGGAGCGGAACATGAAACCTTATCACTACACGGAATGCGGTCTTGATAACGTTTGGCTTGAGAATGGCTTTACCATTAATGGGGATGAGCTTTTCATTCAGGATATTCATGGCCTCCACCGTTCAATAGCAAACCATCTCCTGCGCCTGCCCAGAAAATTAAAGGGCAGGGAGATCAGGTTCATTCGTCATTATCTGGATCTAAGCCAGAAGTGCCTAGGTGACGTTCTTGGCTCGGACTACCAGTCAATTATGCGCTGGGAAAGCAATAAAAATAAGATAACCAATTCAGCCGATAAGCTGCTCAGGGTCTATCTTAGTGAATATCTGGATGTAAATTCCAACGCCAAAGAGCTTCTCGATCATTTGGCAAATCTCGATAATCAAAGAGATGAATTCACCATGGAATTCCGGCGTAAAAAGAACGAATGGAAAGACGCGGCCTAACGCGCAGATCGGCTAATACCCCGTACAATTCGTAAACACGCCGGTTTGGTTGCAGGTGGTGTGGATGGGGCGCTGGGCGTTGTAGATCGCTTGTTGTTGCGCCTGAAGGGCTTGCTGGCGCTGAATATTGGCGCTGGCATTGAAAAAGGCTTGGCTCACGGCAGCCCGCCTTTGCTGCTCTAAAGCCGCTTGCTGCATCCGTAGGCTTAATAGTGTGGCGCAATCCGTGCCCCGGCGTTTTATTTCGGCCTTTACCGCGTCGTCCATGGCAGGGTTAGCCGTGCCGTATATGCCCGCGTTGCAAAGTGCGTCATTGCTTGAGGCTTGCGCCGTCGCTTTAACTATCCTTGGAATTCGCTCCTTGCAGTTAATCTTCCTCGTTTTTGCGGCAGCGGAGGCATCATTATCCAAAATCATAACGCCAGTGCAAACCTCATCTGGCTCGGCAACTGTTTCAAAATAATGTGACCGGGCGTCGGAATATACCGCCGAATCTGATGTGCAGCTTTGCGTCCAAGCAGCATCCTTTTTTAAGTCCCGCGTTAATGACACGCATTCTTGAGATTGCTTGATCTGCGCAGGCGAAGCGCAAGCAGTGAGCGCAAGTAATGAGATAAATAAAAGCGGGCTTTTCATGCGTTATCCTGTAACTTTTATTTTTCTTTTGTGCCGACAAAACTACCGGAGAGCGTTTTAAAGGAAACGTTGCACTTAGCCATTAGCGGATTGTACGGGGTCAAAGCTTTAAATGGCGAAGTTTGGCCGGGCATGATTGGATTGTATTCAATAAGGGCAGAATCTGAGGTTATAAAGGTGCCGTCTTTGGCAAAATGCTCAGCGACAACCTGTATATTGTGAAGGGGCTTATCACTTATGTTTTTGACGCGCCCCTCCGCAGTGCTATAGCCGTGTTCTTGAGAGCACGACCAGTCCGAAAGTTCGAGTTGTTCTGCAACTGGAGCCGCGTTGCTGTTATTTCCCGATGGGGAATCAGGAATAACTAATCCGATTAAATAAAATCCCAAAATTACAATAAATATCCACCCCAATAAACTTTTGCGGTGCTTGTTCTTTGCGCCGCAGCCCATGCATATCTTGGCAGATTTGCTAATCTCTTTGTTGCAAACCGGGCAGTTGATGAGTTTACTTTTTGTCATGTTTATAAATGTCCCCTATATTCATCTATTCGTAATTTCCGGCGCGTTCATGCCCTGATCATCGAAAATGCAACGCGCCTGCATAGGTAATTCGGCACCGAATCCATTTTTTACTTTAAATTCCAGATTCACAGCCACATTCCCCCCGGGAGCCCTGTATACGGAATTATTTAGAATTGATGATTTGAACGTGGACGGGTAATTCATCTGACTGCGGACAGCTTCCCTACATTGGTCTATTGCAGAAGCATCTGTAATTTTATTAGTTATAGCCTGCTTAGATACAGCGGCGGAATTGTCGTTAAGATCGGTGTCGGAGATATAGAAACGTTCGCCATTGGCGCAATCCGCAAAAAACACCGCCTTTTGTCTAGGCTTGCTTCGAAAATCTGAAAGGGCCACAAGATCAACCCTGTCACAATTTGGAGAACCAGATACTTTTTCGGCAGCCTGATGTTGCATTTTATTCAGCTTTTTAACCCACTCGGGCCCCCACGCGGCATAAGTTTTTGGATAAGATTTTTTATCAATATCCGATACCGCCCACTCGCTTATCTTTGCCAAGTCCAGCGCCTTTTTCTTTTTTAGCATATTTTCTTGCTGTTCATTCCTAGCGTTTTCTTTGTCAACCGCCGCTTTCGTAATCTTATCCTTTAAAGCCTTCACCCGCGGATCTCCAAGCCCTTCCAGAAAAGATATGTGGGCCGATGCTTGCAGAATATTTCCCTGAGAAATTAAATCCTCAATCCCTTGTAGTGTTTTTTCGGGATTGTTAGAAAAAGCCTCTGCCCATTCAATTTCTAATTCTTCATGTGCGGATTGCGATACCTCTGGCTCATTTGCAAGCCCATTTTTGCTATTTGTGATAACCACCATTACCAAGGCAGCGAGAAAGGCGAAAGCCATGCGCTGACTGAAGCTTTTTAGCATTTTCTTATTCCTTTACGACGGATCAGCAATATAGCAATTCAATCCTAAAATTTCACTCAAAAAGTTTGACTCTTCGATCATGGGCGTTCTAGTTTCGTTCCAATCAAAAAATTACACAGGTGGGGAAATTAATGAAAAAGCCAAAATTGCTTGCTGTTTACGCGTATTGGACAATCAAAAGGTGGCTATTGGCTTTCATCCTCTTCTTTCGAGGGCGACTTTAATTCCTGCTTAGCCCTGTCTGCATTTTCGCGAGCTTCCCTGTGCGCCCTAATTAACGCGAGATCCCGCTTGTCCTCTTCTGACAGAGCGGCTCCGCCTACAAGCTCGGCCAGGGTAATATTAAAGAAATCTGCGGCGGCGGTCATGGTCGTGCTGTTCCATGCCCTTTTTCCATTCTCCAGCAGATTTATCAAGCTGTCTGAAATATTCATTTTCTCAGCAAGCTCTTCCTGATTCATGCCCAAGGCTTCACGCCTAATGGCAACCTCACGCCCTATGACCTTATCAAGGGGGGTGAGCCGCGCCTTTGGCTTATTTTTGGGTTTTTTCGAATCTTTACTCATAAATAACATCCTTACACTCTGTCAAAGAATGGCAACCGACACGCTGTAAACAAATTCTTGACGAATCTGTTTACACGCTGTAAATTACCTCCATGACACCAAAAGAATGGCGTGAAGCTGCAGGTCTTACCCAAGGTGATGTCGCAAAAATGATAGGGCGCACCAAGGGATATGTTTCGTTGCTCGAAAACGGAGTGAGGGTTCCATCCTTTTCCATTTTGAGAGCGTACGAAGAAATTTCTAATGGCTCGGTAACAACGGCCAGCTTTCAATAAACCACTGACCGCACACGCCTTGCAGGGCGATAAGGGCGGCAGTGCTGGGGATGGGGAGAAAGAAATGCGGATTATCAGCGAACATAGTTTCGCCAACGGAAACGGCGGTGCCGGGTGCATCAGTTTTCCCTGTGAAGTGGACATAACCACGCAGGATAATGAGAGTCAATTCCTAAACAACGAAGAAAAGGAAAATTTATGGGCACGACAAAAGAAGCTTTGCGTATCTGGGCCATTGAGCAGGCAAGCAGAAATCTCAGCGACGCAGGACAAGCCCATGACATTGAGATTGTCCTCAGGCACGCGCAAAAGCTTCTGGATTTCGTTCAGAATGCACCGCAAGACATTCTCTGTGGCATTGAGAAAGAATTGCGGCGCATACAATCCGCAATCGTTACTTCACGGTACTAAGTTTTTCCACGCACGCATGGCACTTCTCGAACGCCGCGATCCAATCATCGGGGGTTTGGCTTCTGTCCAGACTGGGCGTGATGAGGTTAAAAAGATCAAGTGCGTGTTGCGTAATATTCATATCAATTTCCTTTCAATGGTGAGTCGCATTGCCATTGTAAACAGCGCGTCAAAACCCGGCAACGGGACAATAGGCGGCGTCCCCACACCGCCCGCGCGTCCCCAATTCAAGGAGGCGGCATGAGCATCGAGAAAATTGCCGCCGCCGCATTCCTGTTTACCCTCGGCCTGATCGTGATCGGAAGCGACATTGTTCTGGCTGTTTATTATCCCGAGCAAGAGGCCGCGTATGCCGCCGCCGAGGAAAGGCAATTCGATTTACCCGACTAAACCGCTCACTCGAAAACCCATGGAAACGTGGGTTTTTATGAGAGCGATCTCAATACTGCGTCCAACCGGGCTTTTGCGAAGACTCCATCACGGATGATCCGAAAGCCTAAACAGGAATTAAACCATGAGAACCGTCGCATTGCGCCTGGACGACCAGACCTATAACAAACTTTCCAATATCGTTACACAGAATGGATCGTCAATCGCCCATGAATTGCGCGAGATGATCGTTTCCTTTGTCGATGACACAGGGGCGCTTGGAAATACATGCGCATAACCCTGCCATGGCCTCCCGCAGAGCTTAGCCCGAACTACCGACAAGGGTGGCGGGCTAAACACGACCACAAGGTCACATACCGCGACCAATGCTTCATGCTGACTAAAAGCGTCTTGAACAAATATTCAAGGATGGATTACTCACCGACTGCCAACGTGCCGCTTTCAATCACGTTCCATCCGAAAACAAAGAAAACACCCGATCTCGATAATTGCCTGAGCTGGTGCAAGCACGGTCTGGATTCCGTTGCTAAAGCCATGGGTGTCAACGACAGGCAATTCCGTCCGATCACCATCGATATTGGCGAACCTGTGCGCGGGGGAAGCGTGGAGATTGAGGTGCTTCAATGAGCGTTCTCCGCACCTGCAAAGACTGCCAGACGTGTTTCTGGACCACGCGCCGCCTGCAACAGTGCTGCGAGGAATGCCTTGCCGTGCGTAAGCGGCAATCCAGTGACCGCGTCTTGGTGCAGATAAGGTCAAGCGCCACTGAAAATAATGCCGGGAAGAAAAAGACTGAGCGCGATTGCCTGCGCTGCAAAAAGAAATTCATGTCATGGGGCATTAAGAACCGCCTGTGCACGCCCTGCGGAACAATGGGGAGCTCGCCTTATGAGAATTGAAACCGATGCCTTCATAGAGCGTCAGCAGCCCGGCATTCGCGCCTGTGTGGCCACCGTATGCCGCGAGATCGATCTGGATGCCATACGCAACCCCGAAACCGTCAAAGCCTATGCGCGGCGCTACAGCCTGATCTGCGGGCTGCATGTTCTGGGATTGAAAGCGCATGAGATTGCCTATGTGCTTGAGATGAGCGCCGACGATGTGCGGGATGTGCTGCGCATGCGGCGGGAGAGTGGGCAGGGGATGAGGACGCAGAGATGGGCATGAAACAGGAAACCCCCGATCAAGACCCATGGCGCAAGCAAGCCGTTCGCAAGGGCGGCGTTCTGAAATGCCCGGATGCGATTGCGGAAGGGTATGGGTGGCGGGATGAGGTTTTGCCGGTGGAGATGGTGAATATGTGGGGAGGCGGGAGATGACGAAATACAGGCAGGAAATTGAGAACGAAACCGGATGGACAGAGGATATTTATCCACTCATGCGCGGCTATAAAATGGCGTGCTGCGACTGCGGTCTGGTTCACGATATGCAATTCGATGTGGTCGAGATTAGCAAATTCAACAAGAACGGCACATTCAACGCTCATGTCCGAAAAGGTAAGAAATGGCGCGTCCTGATGCGTGCCAGACGAAACAAAAGGGCGACCGGACAGATGCGCAGGAAGAAAAATAAGGGGAAGAAATGAAAATGTTTCATGTGAAACAGGGGGTGGGGAATGGCAATTAAGATTGATGCGACAGAAAAGGACATTGAAGATGTTCTGTGTGAACATATGCCTGAACTCCTAGGCTTGCGATTTGTTGGAAGGCAAATACAAACCCCCGCAGGTATTGTTGACATCTTAGCTAGAGCGCCTAGCGGACATTTTTATATCATTGAACTGAAGAAGGGGCAGATATACGAAGAAGCCCAAGCCAGTAATTTTGCGCTTTTTATTAAATTGAAGAACAAAAAAAATAATGAGGAGGGCGTGGATGGCTAGAGCCAGAATTATAAAGCCGGGATTTTTCAAGAACGAGGTTCTTGCGGAATGCTCTCTCGCAGCCCGGATGCTGTTCTCTGGGTTGTGGACGCTTGCTGACAGGGCGGGGCGATTGGAGGACAGACCTAAGCGCATCAAAGCCGATCTGTTTCCATACGATGATTTAAACATCGACGAGCTGCTTAATGAACTGGCCGCGCGTGGCTTTATCGCGCGTTATTCAATCGACGGTAACCCTTTAATTCAAATAGATAACTTCGAGAAACATCAGAAGCCACACCGCAATGAGGTCGGGTCCGTTCTACCTGCTCAGGCCACGGAAACGCCGCCTGAAAAACCAGAATTAGAAAAATCACAACCAAATTCCGAGCAGGACGTACCAAAATCGGAGCACTCGGGCCTTAACCTTAATCCAGATTACCTTAACCAGAAGGATGATGATGAAGACGCGCGCGCGCGAAACCAGATTATTTTCCAGATTGGGGAACGAATAGCTGAAATCACAGGCTGGAAGAACGATCCGAGGTGGTTTGGGAACTATTCGCTGGTCGAAGTCTGGATCAGGCAAGGCTTCGACGCGGAGAAGGACATCATTCCGACCGTGAAAGCCGTCATGGCTAAGCGCGGCAAGCAGGACCCACCTTCAAACCTGAAATATTTCGACAAGGCAATTGCGCAAGCATTCGCTGATCGAACCCGAACAATCGCAATCCCGGAAGGAAAAAATCATGAAGACAATCGACGAAATCACCACGGCAGTAACGGAAAATCCCGAGCGGTTAGGGAGGTCATTGCAGAAGAGCTTGCCCGCGAATATGGACCCGCAAACAGCCCTGACACTGGGTCAGTTGCTCTCGCAAAGCTCTGAGATTTTCAACACCTACGGCAAGGACTCGGAAGCCTTCCGCAGCCTGTTCAAGGCGTTCAAGCAGGATCTGGCGGAGTATTCCGAGGAGAGCATCGTCCGGGCTTTCAATGAATGGCGGAAAACAAAATCCGTCATGCCAACGCCAGCCGACATTCTTAAGCTTCTGGGCTATGGACCAAAGCCTGTCAGGGGGCCAGACAGCGTGCCGGTGAAGTGGTTGCCGGGTGAGCGTGAGGACTGGATAAAAAACCAGACCAAAAAGGCTCCATGGGCTGGAAGAATGTGGCCGGAAATCCCGCAGATGCACGATGCAATTCGTCAGCACATTAGGAATTTGGCAGTGCAAAAATCAAAGGATCATGCCGCAGACTACTGCAAATTCCTGGCCAATCATGCAGGCGCACCAAAAAGCCTTGCGCACGAATGCAATGTTTAGAAAAGGGAGAAAAACCAATGACCATCGTAATTTTTTGCATAGCGTTTATCACGGTTGTCGCCCTGATATTTATTTGGGCGGAGGAGGAAAGCACACGCATTTCGAGAGAAGCAGAAGCGCAGCTCTTGGGTTTGTTGGCTGATTATTCGAGCCTGTTTGTTGAGAATCTCAAGGTGCGCGCCGAACTCGCGAAATACAAGCGCCCTCGGGGTAAGAATGGGAGGTTTGTGTGAGCGCAACCGCAGAACGTTCTCTCCTTAAGGCATTCAAAAAGGGGAAGGTCAACTTTCCTTGGTTGCCGCCATTGCAGCTTCAAACGCCCACGGATTTTCTGGTTCTATCGCGCTGTTCGCCGTCAATGGTGTCGGCGCTCGAAAGGATACGTGAGGGCATAAGCCTCATGGAGAGCCCACAATTCGCCAGCATGAAGCTTTTGCACATACCTGGCAGCAAAGGCGAAAGCGATAGGCAGGTGAGCATCTATGCGAATTACACCGGCTGGCGGCAAATGATGAAAGAGGCTGGTTTTGAAAAGGCGTTGGTGTGCACAGAGCTTTACGCAAAAGGGTTTGCTTTGCGGGAAATAGAGTGCAGCACGAAAACCAGAAATGGGAAAGCGAGATTCCATATCGTCAAAGGGCTTGAGGAATATGCGTTCATGTTTATCCTTGACGCCGGGGACGTAAAACGGTAGATTTATGATAGATGTTATATCTACGCCCGCTCGCAAGACGCGGGCTTTTTTATTGCTCAATCCGGCAAATCATTACAATAATCCCGAAGACTATCCGCCTGACACTGTGACCAGTTGGGCCATGGTGTCTGGTCTTTTAAATTCTCAATCTCATTTGCCAGCTCAAGGCATTTTGTTTTGAGCTTGGTTATATCGCTCACCCGGCCTGCGAATGATTTGACGGGCAGTTTTACTACGGCGGCTTTCGGGCGTTTGATCTCGCTCATGGCCCATAATTATCGAAATTAACAATCCAGCGCAAGGCGCTAAACCATGAACCCAAGGGGGATGTATGGGAAAGAAGAACAAGGCCAAAAAACCGAAACCACACGGGCGACCGACTAAGTTTACTCAAGAAATTGCCAGACATATCTGCGAACAACTCGCAAAGGGTAAGAGCCTCCGCAGAATTTGCGCGGAATCTGAAGACTTTCCACACGAAAGCACTGTCAGGTTATGGGTGGTTGATGACGTGCAGGGGTTTTATACGCAATACGTGCGGGCTAGGGACATTGGACTGGACGCTATGGCTGATGAAATGCTCGATATTGCCGATGACGGGGAAAACGATTATGTCGAGCGTGAACGTAAAGACGGAAGTGTATTTATCGCCCTTGATCGGGAAGCTGTTGCTCGGTCCGGACTCCGCGTCGACACCCGGAAATGGTATTTGTCGAAGCTGGCTCCGAAACGCTATGACAGACCGCAAACGGATACGAAGGAAGACGCACCGGAAATCGGTGAAGATTACACGGCAACGCTGAAAATTGACGAAGATGCGCCGCCTAAACCAGTCCTCTAGGCCGGTTGCGCTTACTACAAAACAGGCAAATATATTCGTATGGGGCTGGCAACAATCTGCCCGCTTCCGTGACGCTGTATGCGGCAGGCGTTTTGGCAAGACGTTCCTTGGTAAGGCCGAGATGCGTAGAGCAGCTCGCCTCGCCATGAAATGGGATGTCAGCGTTGAAGATGAAATTTGGTACGCGGCACCAACCTTTAAACAGGCCAAGCGGGTTTTCTGGCGAAGGTTAAAGCAGTCTATTCCGCCGTTATGGCGCTCTGGCAAGCCGAACGAAACGGAATGCAGTATCACACTGCGAACCGGGCACATCATCAGGATTGTCGGGCTGGAGCATTACGATAATCTGCGCGGATCGGGATTGTTTTTCATCCTGGTCGATGAATGGGCGGATTGTCCATACGAGGCATGGGAGGAAGTTATCCGGCCCATGCTTTCAACGTGCAAATACACGATTGAGGGCATTGAATATCGCGGCGGGCACGCTTTAAGAATTGGAACGCCGAAAGGGTTCAATCATTGCTACGACACCTATCAGGACGGTCAGGGTATCGAGCCTGATCATAAAAGCTGGCTCTACACCACGAGAGATGGCGGGAACGTTCCGGGCGAGGAATTAGAAGCAGCGAGACGCACGTTAGATCCGCGCACATACAGGCAGGAATATGAAGCCAGCTTTGAGAATTATCAGGGCGTTATTTATTATTGTTTCGACAGGCGCAAAAACAGCACTGATGAAATCGTTAAGCCTAAAGACACGCTGCATATCGGTCTTGATTTCAACGTTGGCAAGATGGCGGGCATTGTTCATGTCCTGCGTGACGGGCTTCCAAGGGCGGTTGGCGAGCTGGTTAATATATTTGATACCCCAGCCATGATTTTGGCGATTAAAGAACGCTACCCGGACCACGAAATTATAATTTATCCGGATGCTTCCGGGGACAGCCGGAAAAGCAGTAATGCGAGCGCGACCGATATAGCGCTTCTTAGGGCTGCGGGATTCAAGGTTGTGGTCGATTCCGCGAACCCGTCCGTGAAAGACCGGATCAACAGCATGAACGCCATGCTCTGCAATACCTACGATGAGCGCCGTTATCTGGTGAACATCGTGAAATGCCCTGTCTATACGCAATGCCTTGAGCGGCAAGTGTGGGACGAAAAGGGCGAGCCGGATAAGAAAACTGGGCATGACCATCCGAACGATGCGGGCGGTTACTGCATTACGAAATTATTCCCCATCGTCAAACACACAATATCAATTGGAAGAACCACAGGCATATGACCGTAGACCCTTCAAAAACTCACCCACAGTACGAGGAGTTTAAGGATGTATGGAAGATGTGCCGTGATGCCTCGACGGGACAGCGGGCGATCAGATCAGGAACGACAACCTACTTACCCATGCTGGGCGGTCAACAGAACGAGGATTACAAATCATATCTGCAACGCGCACTTTATTTTAACGCAACGGGCCGCACGATAGAAGCCATGTCCGGGCTGGTGTTCAGGAAAGACCCCGACATTGAATTGCCGGATGCGCTTGTGCCATATGAAAACGATATCGACATGGCCGGCACGACCCTTGAAGGGTTTGCGCGTGACATGGTGGATGAGGTTTTGACGGTTGGCCGTGTCGGTGTTCTGACGGATTACCCACCAGCCCCGGAAACGGCAAGCGTGCTCACAATTGAGCAGGCGAGGCAGGCAGGGCAAAGACCGTACCTGACGATGTACAAGGCTGAGAGCATTCTAAACTGGCGCTTGGGGCGCTGGAATAACCGCACGATGGTCACAGGCGTCTGGCTTAAAGAAACGTACGAGAGCGCTGACGGCGATAAAACGCAAATCCGTGAATTGTTCTTTGATGGCGCTTATGGCCAAAGAGTATGGCGCGAGGCTGCTAAAAATAGCTGGGAGATTGTTGAAGAGCGCTATCCGACGAAGCAAGGCGCAACGATTAACCATATCCCGTTTTATTTCTGTGGCGCGAAAGAAGGCGGTGCGGCTGTACAGAAACCACCGTTTGAATCGCTTGCCGATATCAATATCGCGCATTACCGGAACAGTGCGGACCGCGAGAACGCGGTGCATGTCGCGGGATTGCCAACGCCTTGGGTGAATGGGATTGCCGATCCTAAGGAAGCGCCTGTCATGCACCTTGGATCGAACACATGCCTGATGCTTCCGCCGGATGCAACAGCCGGTTTCCTGCAATGCGGGGCTGACGGTGTAGGCGCGATCAAGGAAGCCATGCTGGAAAAAGAACAGCAGATGGCAGCTTTGGGCGCTCGTATGCTGGCCCCTGAAAAGGCGCAGGCCGAAGCTGCGGCGGCGCACGAGATCAAGCGCGGCGGAGAGAATAGTGTTCTTGCTGCGCTCGCAGGGGCTGTCAGCATCGTATTAAGCGCCTCGCTCAAGTTTATGGCGGAATGGGTTGGGGCCAATCCAGACGATGCCCATATCGAATTGAATAAGGATTTCCTGCCCTCCCCGATGGACGCGACAATGCTCCGCGAATGGGTTGCAACGTGGCAATCAGGGGGATTTTCGTACGAAACATTCATTCATGGGCTGGTGCAGGGTGAATTACTGCCCGACACCACAAGCGCCGAGGACGAGCGCGAGAAGATGGAATCAGACCCGCCGCCATTAGGCGTGACAGGCGACGATGACGATCAATGAGGATATTCTAAACGCATCCATCCGGCACATGGTGTGGACGGAGCGGTATAAATCGGGACAGGTCAAAAAGATTATCGCGCTGCTGAATAAGTCCGACGACGACCTTGTATCGCTGATTGCGGCCCGCATGGCGAAGATTGAGGGGCGAGGCTACGATTTAGGCCCGGCAACCACGAAGCGGCTGGACGAGCTTTTAAAGGCGATCCAGGAGCAACGTACGGACGCCATGAAAGCCCTGTACGAGGCGCAAAAGGACGATCTGTTCTCCTTCGCTGAATATGAGGCGGAGTTTCAGGGCAGGGTAATTACAGGCTCGGCAGCAAGCGGAGGGGTAGCGATTGATTTGGCCGCACCCGCCATATCGCAATTGAAAGCAGCGGCAACCTCGCAGCCATTTCAGGGGCGCTTGCTTCGGGAATGGTATAGGGATTTAGGTGCGGACACGGCGCGGAAAGTATCAGACGCGGTGAAGATCGGCATTATTGAGGGCCAGACCACGGACCAGATCGTGCGCAGGATCAAGGGAACAAAGGCCCGGCAGTACCGCGACGGGATTTTAGAAATAGGCCGCCATCAAGCGCAGGCGATTGTAAGGACGGCCATAGCGCACACATCGGCAAGGGCGCAGGATGAATTATATGCCGCCAACGCTGATATTATTGAGGGCGTTAAGTGGGTTTCGACGCTTGATTCAAGAACGTCCGCGAGGTGTAGGGCGCTGGATTCCAAAGTGTTCCCAGTAAATAGCGGACCAAGACCGCCCCAACATTTTTCTTGCCGCAGTCGCGTAATCGCGTATCTCGGCGAATTTAAAACCAAAGGCACAAGGGCAAGCGCAATCGGGCCTGTACCGGATGACATGAATTATTCCGACTGGCTGAAAAAGCAGCCTGTAGCAGTGCAGAACGAGGCGCTTGGAGTGAAGAAGGCGCAACTGTTTCGCAAGGGCGGAATGTCGATTGACCGCTTTGCCGATTCAACGGGCAAGGAATATACGCTGGATGAGTTGAGGGTCCTAGACAGTCAGATATGGAATAAGGTATTCTCTTGATATGTGGAAACCAATCAAAACTGCACCGAAAGATGGAACCAGATTTCTTGGCACTGATGGCACGGATATTGTCATCATGTGGTGGGTTGAAAAAAGGGGTGGGGTCCAACCAATAAGCGGGTCATGGCACGATACCCAAGGGTATTATACTTGGGAAGAAGAAGGGTCTTGCTCTCAATGTGGCCCATGCCTGATTGGCGAAGAAATAGCTTGGTGTCCACTCCCCAAGATCGATCTAGATAGTTTAAAGTTTTTGAATAGTATATAGTCCACATGGGTCGACCTTTTGGCTTTAAGGTGTAAAGTAGGTATCAAGCCCTACCGACCCATTTAATTTAAACCGATTTAACCGTCCCTAAAAAGGCGGTTTTTTATTGGCCCCACGGATTTCCGGCGGGGCTTTTTCATTTGAAAGGGATAGGGCATGGGAACAATCGTTATTGAAGAACACGACCGGTCGGGATTGAATGATAACACCTACACACCGGTATATAATTTATCCAAACTTCTCGCAAGAACGGCGGATGCCACAACATCAACCACAGCTGAGAGCCTCGCCCTTAATACCGCGACCAGCATCTTGAGAATTTACACCGATGTTGCGCACCGCATAGGGCTTTCAAGCGCCTCCACGAATAACGGGGGGGTATATTTTACGACCGCCGCCGGGTGGAATGATCTGGCGGTAACAGACGGAAATACAATTTATTACCGAACCGACGCCTAAAGAATAACCGCATAAACACGGCTTATAGCCCGCACCGGGATTTCTCGGCGCGGGTTTTTTAATGGGCTAGGCCCAAAACTCAAACCCAAGGGGAATGATAATGAAGATTGATACCGATACGGACGATGGCAAGGCCGAACTCCAAAAGCTGATTGATGCAGAAACGAAAGGCTTGAAAGCCAAGAACGACGAATTGTTGGGTGAAGTCAAAAAGCAGAAAGATTCACTGAAATCCATTCAGGACCAACTTGACGAAATCAAGGAAGCCAAAGAAGCAGCGGAACTCGAAGCCGCAAAGAAAACGGGCGACGTAGACAAACTTGTCGCCGCTGCTGAGGCGAAAAAGAACAAAGAGATTGATGGCTTGAAGAATCAGCTTGAGCAGCAAACTTCACGCCTCAATCAAACGCTGATCGATAAAGGCCTATCGGACGCGCTGGTAAAAGCCAATGTCGCGCCGCATCACTTGCCGACCGTAACCGCGTTCCTGAAATCAACTGCGAAAGCGGAGATCATCGACAAGGATGGTAACGCGGTTGCCACGTTCGATGGCAGACCAATTGAAGAATTTGTGACTGGCTGGGCGCAGGGCGACACAGGCAAGCACTATATCGCAGCCCCTCAAAACGGCGGCGGCGGAGCTAGTGGCTCAAACGGCGGTGGCAAGGCTACCGGCGACATCAACCTATCCCCCGTAGCGCGGCTTACGGCTGCACGCGAGAAACAACAACAATCCAATAGGAGAACATAATGTCACTAACACTTGTCGAAGCAGCCAAGGTTGCACAAGGCGCAGGCGATACCGTCCTGTCCGCCATTATCGAGCTTTACGCTCAATCCTCGGATATCATGGCGGCTCTGCCCTTCATGAACATCCAAGGCAATGCGCTGAAATATAACCGTGAAGAGGCTTTGCCAGGCATTGGCTTTCGCGGCGTAAACGGCTCGTACACGCCCAGCACTGGCATCATTAACCCAGTTACTGAAAACCTGTTTATTGCAGGCGGTGAGCTGGACGTTGATAAATTCATTGTCGACACGATGGGCGCTAATCAGCGTTCCGTTCAAGAGGCGATGAAGATCAAGGCTCTTGCTGGTCGCTGGACGAAGGAATTCATCAAGGGTGACAATGAGACGGACGTTTCTGTGTTCTCTGGCCTTCAAGCCCGTATTCAAGGTACGCAGCTTATCGCAGCAGGCTCGACCGCTAACGGCTCGGCCCTGTCACTGGCAAAGCTGGATGAATTGATCGACTCGGTTGATGATCCAACGCACCTGATCATGAACAAGTCTATGCGCCGCCGCCTCACGGCAGCTGCACGTAACCCTTCTGTTTCTGGCTACATCACGTATGACAAGGACGCCTTCGGACGCCCGGTCGCCAAGTACAACGATCTGCCAATCCTGATTGCTGACAAGGATAACGAGTACAACGATATCCTTCCATTCACCGAAGCAGCCTCTTCCGGCACGGCTACAGCAACCTCGATCTATTGCGTAAGCCTCGGTGAGGGCGCTGTTACAGGCATCCAGAATGGCGGCATCGATGCCCGCGATCTTGGAGAGCTTCAAACCAAGCCAGCGCTCCGTACTCGGGTTGAGTGGTATGCGGGCATGGCGGTCATGAAAGGCCGTTCCGCTGCACGTCTCTGGTCCATCGGCGATCTGGCAGTTGTCGTCTAATTCAAACTTTAAGGAGAATATAAATGTCTATTGATACAGAACGCCCACTATCCAATCAGTTTTTGTATGATGCGGAACTGATACTCAAAACCTCTGCTGCCGTAGCTGCTCCTGCGGCTGAAGCGCTAATCCTTGACCTTGGCTTGGGACGTGTTGACGCCGAAGTGGTTATTGACCTCACGGCTGTAAAAATCTCTGCAAACGATGAACGCTACAATGTGATTGCCCAGTTTTCGAACTCGGCAACCTTCGCTAGTGGCATTCAAAACGGTCCGGCGATTGATTTCGGCGCAACGGAAGTGCGGGAGGGCGGCGCGATTGACAGTGTTGTCGGTCGCTACAAGCTCCCTGTTACGAACGTAATTAACGATGTGCATTACCGCTATATGCGCCTCTACAATTACACAATCGGCACTTCGGAAACGATGACATACGCCGCCTGGCTAACAAAGAAGTAAGGGGATCACGATGAAGCTAAGACATAAAGACAAGAAAATAGCCGCAACTGAGGGCGTAATTGAACGCTTTGGTCTGGACGCTCGTGAAATCCTTGCTACCGGGAATTACGAACATGCCTCAGATGAGCCTGAAAAGGTTGAAGCTGAAGTTGAAGTCGAAACCGTTCCCGCTAAAAAGAAGAAGTAACTCATTAAGGGAGCGGGGAAGCCCGCCCCTTTTTCTTTAGGGGAATTTCATGACATTTGCCGTTGAAGATGGAAGCATAGTCGAAGACGCAAACAGCTACGTCACGATAGCTTTTGCCGATAGCTACCATCTTGATCGTGGCAATGCATCATGGACAGGGACGGACGCTGTAAAGCAAGCCGCCCTGATCCGCGCAACGGATTATATCGAGCAGAAATATGCTGGCCGCTGGAAAGGCTCTCGCTACGACGAAGATCAAGCCCTTGAATGGCCCCGCGCGGATATATGCGATGTGGATGAGGACGTTATCCCGGCGCGCCTCATGCAAGCTGTTTGTATCGCGGCATTGGAAGGGTTATCGACCGATCTTAACCCTGTACTGGACCGCGCTGTAAAGCGTGAGAAGGTCGATGTGATTGAAGTCGAGTATATGGACACCGCCAAAGCCGGGAAAGCACGCCCTGCCATTGATGGATTGCTGCGCCCCTATCTGGGCGGCTCTGAATTAAACGGAAAGGTCATCCGCGTATGAATTATGATAAAATCGCGCAAACCGCGCTGACGCAAATTCGGGATAAAGGGCGCGAGATTACAGTTAAAACACCCGGCGGCGATATGGTTTATGATCCCGCCACGGACACTTTCACACCCGGCACCGATGTTACTGAAACGGTCAAGGCAGTTTTCACGCAATTCTCTGTCAAGGATGTGGACGGTGAACTAATCAAGCGCACAGACAAGCGCGTTCTGATCGCCGCTTCTGATCTTGATGCCGAACCCGACACGCAAACCAAAATCGTGGACGGCTCGACCGAATACAGCGTGATCAACACAGAGACGATTAAGCCGGGCGATACAGCAATCCTTTACATGGTGCAGGTGCGGCGATGATTGAGCAGCAAAGCGGCCATCACGTTTATCCTCTCAATGACCTGAAAGACCATATCCTTGATGCCAAGGGCTCTTGCTGGTGCAAGCCTGATGACGAATGCGGAATATATATCCACCATTCGATGGATAGACGCGAAGAATACGAACGGGGCCGGAAGGTGTCATGAGCAATCACCGCGCCCAGCTTGACCGCGCCTTTAAAGTGAAGGTGGAGCAAAAGCTTGAGAAGACAGTTCGGGCCACATCACTCCTCGTTCTGGGCGAGCTTATAAAAAATACGCCCGTCGATACGGGCCGCGCAAAATCTAACTGGTGGCCCGAGATCAATGTTGTCAGTGTCGAAATACGCGAACCCAGTTCCGGCAACGAGGCGCAAGGCTTGGCGGTTGCAGCGCGGTACAAGCTTACTGACACGATTTATATTTCGAATAATCTGCCTTATATCCGCCGATTAAACGAAGGCCATTCAACGCAATCCCCAGCCGGATTTGTCGAAGCTGCGGTGCAAGCCGGTGTTCAAAAGGCCAATGAATTCGCAAAAAGGCTGAAATAATGGGATTTAAAGCCGCCGAAGCCGCTGTCCGTGCGTTTTTCTCGGCGCAATGGAACAGCGCGACGCCTGTTGCATGGCCAGATGTCAGTTTTACACCGCCCAACGGAACATGGGTGCGGTTCTCGATGAAGAATAATATCGGCCATCAGGCCAGCATGGGAAGCCCCGGCAGCAACCTGTTCAGACGCAGGGGGATCATTACGATTCAGGTTTTTCAAAAAGAAGGGCAGGGATCGACCGACGCACGCACGAAAGCGGAACTGGCCGCAGATATTTTCATTGAGCAAAAGCTAACAGGTTTCACATTCAGCAACGTCAACGCGCGTGACATCGGCGCAGATGGAGCGGGCTGGTATCAGTGGAACGTCACCGCCGAATATAAATACGACCGAATTACCTAATTCCCGATAAAGCCCCGCCCAACCGCCCCGAAAGGGGCTTTTTTTATGGAGAAAATACATGACCACCGCCGATACCTCCCAGACGCAGCTTGCCAGCATTGTTGAAGTCACAGCAGGAACCACACCCGCCACTCCTGCCTTTACGAAGGTCCGCTATACAGGGGAAAGCCTTAAACACACACGCCAGAACATCACGAGCAACGAAATTCGCCCAGATCGTAACGTCTCGGACCTTATTCAGGTGGGCGGCAGCGCGGAAGGCAGTGTTAATTTTGAATTATCGTATGGCGCGTTCGATACCTGGCTGGAATCTTTCATGTTCGCTGCATGGAACACGAACGTTCTCAAAAATGGCGCAACAGCGAAGTCATTTACACTTGAGAAGAAATTTGAAACAGGCTCAACCGATCATTATTTCCGCTATGTTGGTATGCAGGCCAATACATTCAGCTTGAACATTGCCGCGCAGGAAGTCGTTACCGGATCGTTCGGTTTCATGGGTATGGGCGGCTCGGTAGATGATGCGATCATTGCCAGTGCCACATACGGAGATGCGCCGACAAACGATGTGATTAACGCGGGCACTGATTTCGCTTCCCTCGCCATCACAGGCATCACCAGCCCGAAAATCACCGCTATCACACTGGAAGGCACGAACAATCTTCGCCAGAAACCCGTTGTTGGATCTGTGGCCAGTATCGGCACCGGAGCAGGGCGTTTTGTGCTTAACGGGTCTGTCACGATGTATTTCGAGGACATGGCCGGATACGAATTGTTCTTGGCGGGAACGGCCTCTGATCTGACTTTCAAGCTTGGAGAGGCATCAAGTCTGAATTACGTGTTTGTCATCCCCAATTTAAAGTTCAGCGACGCAGACATTCCGACGCCCGGAAACGATCAGGACGTGTTTATCACCCTTCCGTTTCAGGCGCTCTACGATGCAAGCGATGCCTGCACGATGAAGATTACGCGCACGCCTTAATACCCGATAAATTTTAAACTTATGGCGGCTCCGACTTTCGTCGGGTGGTCGGGGCTGCCACCAACTCGATGAGGAAAACCATGAGCTTTTATAAAACTTATTCCACGAATGATGATCTTGAATCTGGAACAGGGATTGATCTTGATTACGGCCCCTCCGGCACTATCACCATCCACCGCGCAGGCGGGAGCAATAAACGCTTTGCCACGGTCCTGAATGCAAAGATGGCCCCTTACCGCCGCCAGTTGCAGAATGGCACAATGGATGACGCGGTGGCCAATAAGATTATGGCCGAAGTGTATGCCGATAGCGTAATAACCGGCTGGAAGAATGTTAAGGGCAAGGATGACAAGGTTATGCCTTTCAACAAGGCAAATGTTGTCAAACTCCTCACCGATCTGCCCGAATTGTTCAAGGATATTCAGGAACAGGCCGCAACAGTCTCAAATTTCCGCAAGGAAGATATTGAGGCCGACGCAAAAAACTTAGCGAAGTCCTAGTCTGGAATGCGGAGTGGGTCGATAAAATCAAGCAGCTGGAAGCCATAGAAGCGCAAGGGGTCACTCCCAAAGCACTGCTTGAGCGCCCTTCTCTCCTTCCCGGTCTGGACTTCTTTCTAACCGCATATTTCGAATTACAGCATGACAGGCCTATCGGCATGGCACTGGGATCGATCCCATGGTCAAGCATCCAACGATGGGCCGGATTCCACGGCATAACCGATCCTGATGATGTCGCTACGCTCGAATTTCACATTCGGGCAATGGAGAAGGCAGCGCGGGATCTTGAAAAGAAAAAGGAGGCGACAAAATGAGTTCTGATGCACAAATTGTCGTCTCCGTTGAGGGCCGCACAGAAGGCGGTCGCGTTATAAAGCGCACGCTGGACGATATTTCCAATAGCGGTGACAAGGCCATAACATCGACGCAAAGGCTGGAAAAGCAGATGCGTTCGCTTGGCGGGGCTGCGGCTATGCTGAAAAGTGCTTTTGCAGCAATGGGTATCGCGCTTGGGGTTCGTGAGCTTATACGCATGTCAGACAGCGTGAGCCTTATGCAGGGCAGGCTTATTAACGCAACCCGCAGCGTTTACGAAGCGAATACCGCCTTTGAAGGTCTGCGCTCAATTTCGCAGAGCACAGGTGTCCAGATGGAAACGACCATTGGTGTATTTCAGCGGCTTTCATTTGTGCGTGATGAGATCAAGGCCACGATGTCGGAGATGATTCAATTTACGGATACCGTTTCTAAACTGGGCATTGTCTCCGGAGCCTCTCAGGAAGCATTGAAAGCCGGTCTCACGCAGCTTGGCCAGGCGCTATCAGGGAACATTGTCCGAGCCGAAGAGTGGAATTCCATCATGGAGAATATCCCGGCGGTGGGTAAACAAATCGCTGAGCAGTTTGGCATTACAACGGGCCAGTTAAGGCTGCTTGTGGTCGAGGGTAAAGTACTTTCTGAAGATATGTTTGGCGCAATGCTTAATGCCTCGCAAGAGGTTGAAGAACAATTTCAAAAAATGCCCATGACAATTGGCCGTGCGTTCGCAGCGCTTCGCACAGACATGGAATTATTTATAGGTCAGTCTGCTCAAGCCTCCGGCGCGGCATCGATCATGGTGGGCGCTATCGACACATTGAGACTGGCTGTACATGGCCTTGGTGTAGGGTTCAATGCGCTAGTAAATATTGTTGCTTCAGCCGGTCTTTTAATTCTCAAAGATATAGAAAATCTTGTTAACGGAACGATTGAGCGTATCAATTGGGTCATCGGCCTTTCCAATAAAATCCCCGGTGTGGATATGGACCTTCTGGCAAAAAAGGATTGGACGGGCGGATTAAATGCTTCCGATATTATCCGCGCCGGCCAAGGGGACCGCAGTGATATTTTCAATGCGCCGACACCGCAAAACACAGTCTTTGACCGTATGGCTGGCAATGTTTCAGGTACGACAGGAAATAACGTCAGGGCCTTAACAACTGACTATAAAAAAATGGCCGATGCGCTTACAGATTCAAGCGGCGCAAAATCCGCCGAAAAAGCACACAAAGCCCTCGAATCCGCAATCAAGGCCTCCCGCACCGAAGAAGAGCGCCTGATCGATACGATCAAGGAACTGGAACGGATGCGGGGCATTGCAAAAACTGCCGATGAGTCACGCGGATTAGAAACGGCTATTAGCCGCGCCCGCACGGAACTGGACAAGCTTCGCATACAAGTGGAGCGCGACGGCCCGGTTGCTAAAGCATTTGAAGGCTTCGTGAGCCAGATTGACGATGGGTTCCGCGATTCATTCCGCACTGCTTTCACCGAAAGCGACGGTGGTTTTAAAAAACTGATCGAGGGCTGGAAAAGCACATTCAAGACATTCCTTGCTGATCTGGCTTATATGGCATTCGCACGCCCTATCATGCTTTCCCTTGCTGGCGTTGTCGGCGGAACCATGGGGATTTCATCCGGCGCACAGGCAAGCATTCTGGGCGATATTGGCGGTGGGGGCATGGGCCTCGGCGGTCTTGGAAACATTGGGAGCACTGTCAGCAAGCTCCTTTCAGGAAAGGGATTGTTCGGCACAAGCCAAGGTCTTGTGGATGTGGTTAATAACGGCGGCTCTTTTCTGGGCGTCAATAACCTTTCCTCCATGTCGTCCTTCACAAACGGCTCATGGGGCGGGACGCTTGGCGCGGGCCTTGGAGGTTTTGGCGGAAATATGCTCGCGAACGCCATTTTGGGCGATCGGGGGATAGGCTCTACAATTGGCGGCACTCTCGGCACCATAGCCGGATCATTTATTCCCGTACCCGTTCTAGGCCCTGCTATTGGCGGATTTTTGGGTAATGCCCTTGGCGGCTTGTTCGGCGGTAAAAAGCCATCTGATAAAGCGCAGTGGGGCGGTCTTAATTTATCCAGCCTGTCAACGTTCGATGTTAAGGGGCAATCGGGCGGAAAATACAGCGCGGAGAATGCGAAATTCCGGGATAGCGTTTTATCTGAAGCGCAAAAGCTTGGCGAGTTGCTTAAAAGCGTTGGCGCTGAATTAAAAGGCCAGCTATTTGTGCATGTCGGCAACCGCGACGGCCTGCGTGTCGGCACCGATTACAAAGAAAATTACAGGAATTACGGCAACAATTCCGCAGCTTTCACAAGCGCGGTCATGAATACAGTACTGAAAAGCGCAACCGGATTGAGTGATACGTTCCAGAAAATCATTAAATCTGTGGGCGCGAGGGATACGGCGAAACTTGCGGAAGCTCTAGAGTTTGGAAAATATTACGAATCCATCATCAACCCAGTTGACGCGGTTGCGGAAGCGATAAAGGCGGCAAACACCCAGTTCGATGCCATGCTGAAAACTGCGTCCAGCCTTGGCCTTTCGAGCGCCAAATTCACGGAAGAGCTTAATAAGCAAAGGGATGCCACGCTCGGCATGATTAAAGCGCAGCAGGCGGGCTTTCAATCCATGGAGGCCATGAAGGCGACTTTTGACGGGTGGCTGAAAGATCAATCCTTGAGTGGCACATCGTCACTCTCGCCTACCCAGAAATTGCAGCTGGCGCAGGATGAATTCGGCGGGTTGCTGTCCAAGGTGCAAGGCGGCGATTACAGCGCCACGCAGCAATTGCTCGGTGCGGCGCAGCAGCTTTTGACCATCGGGCAGGGTGTATATGCCTCCTCGGTTAGCTTCGCGGCGCTGGAAAGCTTTGTGCGCTCCTCAGTGTCGCAAATTGCGAAAGGCCTTGAAATACCGGGTTACGCGGTCGGGACAAGTAGCGCATCATCCGGTCTGGCATGGGTGGGCGAACGCGGGCCGGAGTTGGTTCGATTCCGTGGCGGCGAACAGGTTCATACAAATAACGAATCCACCCGCATGATGGGCCGATCCTCGGCAGCCATGGAAGCGAAAATGTCAGAAATGGCTGACGAGATAAGAGCGCTGCGTGCGGATAACAAGGCAATGACGCACCAGCTTTCCCGCGTGGCTAATAAATTAAGCGTGGTGGCCGGTTAATGTTTGCGCCATTCGGTTATTACCCGCACGGATTTCTGCCGCCTGAATATGATAATGCCGTTGCGAACCCATTCCGCGAGCTTTTAAATGAAGAAGACATCCAGCTTCGCTACCTGATTGAACTGCACCCGTATGACCCAACCAATGAAGGCCAGCATACATGGACGCAAGCACCTGTAGGCTGGCAGCCATTTGGATTTATTGAGACAAGGACATTCGGCAGTGTTGAAACCGTTTATTTATCAGACCTGAAATTTATCACCCGGCCAGATGACACGCTTGCCAATCAGTATTTTGCGCCAGTGGTCGATAATCCGTTGCAATTTGACCTCTCTATTTTGCGCGGGGATCAGTTCGGCGTCAGCAGCCCTTCCTATGGGTCCATTCAAATCCAAAACGGCAATGGCGATTTTGATTACCTGACGGATATGAACTGGAAGGGACGCAGGATTGTCGTCAAGGCAGGGGGCGTAGATTTTAGGTATAGCGAGTTCGCGACGGTATTTGATGGCCTCTGCAACGCCATTGAATTTGACGATAACGTAATCACGCTAACCATCAGGGACCGTGGCTTGCGAATTGAGCAGGATATTAACTCCGCAACCTTTGAAGGCACGGGAAGCTTAGAAGGCGGAGACGATCTGGCGGGGAAATTAAAGCCGCTTCTATATGGGGAGGCTTTCAATATCGAGCCTGTCCTGATTGTTCCCGCTGACCTGATTTATCAGGTGCATTCCGGATCAATACAGTCAATTGATGCGGTTTATGACCGTGGGGTGGAGCTAACCCTTGACGCGGATGTCGCCGATATTTTAACGGCAACGCCCGGTGCAGGGGAATATTCCACATGCCTCGCAACCGGGCATATCAGGCTCGGATCGACGCCAACAGGACGGATTACAGCGGATGCAAAAGGCGATAATGAGGGTGGCTACGTAAGCAGCGCGGCTGATATTTCCAAGCGGCTGGTCATGACAAAACTCGGATCGCAATCGTTTCTTGTGACAGATTTGGATGGCGGATCGTTTAATCGCCTGAACGCAGTCCTGCCCGGAGCAATGGGTATCTATGTCACGGAGAAAACAGCCGTGAGAAACCTTCTCGACGCGCTGATTAACCCTTGCGCCGCTTATTGGTGCTTTACAAGGACAGGGATGCTTTCGGTAGGGTTCCTCGACGCGGCAGGGACCGAAGGGTTTTTAATCACTGAAAAGGACATTGACGCGGCGGGGATCGAAGCGCCCGCACCGGCTCAAACCGCATGGCGTATCTCGGTAGGCTATGCGCCCGTCTGGATCGTTCAAAAAGAAGATGAGCTGGCCGGGTCGGCAACGGAAGATTACCGATCATTCGTTGGACAGGAATACAGAACGGTTGTCTATGAAGATCGCAGCACAAGGACGCAAAACGCACAAGCCGTGGAGCGCTCTTTTTTTACGATGCTCGCCGACAAGGCAGATGCAGAAGCGCTTTTAGAGCGTCTCGCGCGTATTTACGGCACAACGCGAAAAATTTACCGTGTCCCGACCTACGGGACATTATTCCGGCTCTATATCGGGGATACAGCGCAAGTGCAGTATTCGCGGTTTAATATCAGCAATAAAATCCTTTCCGTGGTCGGCATTTCCGAGAACGCGGAAAACAATCAAACAATTCTGGAGCTTTGGGGATGAGCAATATTCTTCTCGCAACGCCCATCCTTTCGGATGCGGCGAGCTTAACCGCGTCCACAAGCCCGGCAAGCCTGCCCGTGGGAAATTTGCAGCGTACGCCGATTGGCGAAGTCTGGCGCTCACTTGACCCTGAGAATGCCTATATTCTGGCTGATCTCGGCGCTGCAAAGGAAATAAACCTGATTGCGCTGCTGGGTCATAACGGGTCGAGCAGGGGATATGTCAGGGTTCGTGCTGCGGCGGATATTGCCGATGTTGAAAGCGATCCTGATTACGATAGTGGCAGCTTACCGCTTCGTTCGCACCAATCAGGCTATGACGGAACATGGGCTTCTAGCGTTGGCGATGAAGAATACGGCGCACTGGAAACCAATCACTTTATTCTGTTTCTCGATAGCGCTGAAACCTATCGGTATTGGCATATAGAAATTATTGATACCGAAATTGAATTCCTTGATGTCGGAAGGCTCTATATCTCCAAAGCATTCCAGCCCGCCACCAACATGGATTATGGCGTGCAGGATGGTTTCACTGATCCATCCCAGACTGTTCGCACGAAATCCGGGAAGGTTATTGGGAATGAGCGTCCGAAATATCGCTGGACAGAGTTTAAGCTTTCCTTCGGCAGCAAATCAGAAATGTATGACCACGCCTTTGAGATTGACCGCCTGCGCGGGTCGACCCGCGACGTTCTTTTTATAAATGACCCATCCGACAAGGACATGCTTCAAAAGCGCAGCCTGTATGGGCTCGTGCGTCTTAGCCCCATCGTCAATGAATATTTTCAATGCTTTGAAAAAACATACCGCATAGAGGAGATTATCGAATGATTAAATACGCTGATCGCATACTTGAAACCAGCGTTACGCAAGGCACAGGAACACTTAACCTTGATGGCCCGACAGCGGGGGCGCAGTCCTTTGTGGCGGGCGTGAGCAGCGGATCAAAAGTCGCATATTTCATTGAAGATGGCACAGACTGGGAATCTGGGATTGGAACTGTCACATCTGGAACACCCGATACTCTAAGCCGGGATACAGTTCTAGAGTCTTCCAACGCCGACGCGCTGGTGAATTGGGGGCCAGGGACACGCAATGTGTTTATCGGCTCGTCCAGTCACATGATGCTGTGGCGCGATGAGAATAAAAACGATGTTAATGCAGTCGGAGTATCCGGCGGAACAGGAAATGCCAATACGGTAACCATGACGCCTGTGCCGCTTGCTCTCTCGGACAAGATGATTATCAGGTGGAGATCGCCCGCAGCCAATTCCGGGAATGTTACGGTCAACGTCAATTCACTTGGCGCAAAATCCTATGTGAATAATGATCTCAGCCAGTTCGCATCGGGCTTGATCCAAAACGGCACTATTCAGGAGGCGGTATATAACCTTGCGGAGGACCGCTTTGAGCGCACTACACAGCTTGTTGCCCCGGCATCTTTTGCTACAGCGGCGCAAGGCACAATTGCTGACGGGCTTCTGGTAGGCTCAAAAGGGCGCTTACTCAATGGCCTCACGCTCGCCAATGATACGACAGATGCCACCAATGATATTGTCATCGCAGCCGGCAGCGCCGTGTCGGACGATGGAACGACGATCATCACCCTGCCGACATCACTTATCAAGCGCATCGATGCAGCATGGGCGGCAGGGACAAATCAGGGCGGACGATCAAGTGCGGCGGCGCTCACCAATGCCACATATTTTGTGTACGCGGTTTCCAAAAACGCAGGCGCTGATCCGGACGTAATCATAGATGTGTCCACTACGCCGACTATGCCAACGAACTACACCAAGAAAAAATATATTGGCGCTATCATTTATAGCTCTGGAATTCTTGCCTTCGCACAAATCGGTAATCAATTTGCATTAAAAACACGCACGCTAGATGGCGACACTACAGGCCCAAGCACGGCGGGCGCAACAATCAATGCGTCTGTCCCGGTCGGCATTAAAGTCATGGGCAGATTTGTCGGAGCGCTTAACGGATCTTCCACGGCTTACGCTGTTTTTACATCCCCTGACGAAACCAATAACGCGGCCTCCGCAACAAACTGCGATCTCGTCTGCTCCAGCACAGTCGGTCAGACCAATATCGAGTTCATGCGCATAACTAACACATCCGGGCAAATCCGCTACAGGGCTTCAACAGCGTCAGTTTCATTCCTGCGCGTGTGGACGCTCGGGTGGATCGATTTTGGAATTTAAGAACATAAGGAACATCTCATGAGACTAGGTCTAGGCCTCGGCCTTAATAAGGGACAAAGCGCCGGGGTGCCCACAGACCCGCCCGTCAACACCGTCGCGCCCGCTCTCTCGGGCAACTTCTTCGTCGGCCAAACGCTCACATGCTCGACAGGATCATGGTCGGGCGCTCCAACATCGTACTCCTACAACTGGAAGAACAATGGCGTTTCACTCGGCGCGACCGATCAGAATACCTACGTCCTGCAATCCGGGGACAATAGGGATACAATAACATGCACAGTCACAGCGACAAATGCAGCAGGCAGCGCGACGGCCACGAGCAACGGCCTTATCGCGCTTTTGACAACAGCCTGGTATGACGCCTCAGATACATCCAGCATTACACATGTCGCAGGGTCCGTCTCACAATGGAATGACAAATCGGGCAACGGATTCCACCTGACGCAAGCAACGGGATCAAGACAACCCATCACAGGCACACGTACGCTGAATGGCCTGAATGTTCTGGATTTTCAGGACGCGCAGGTGCTTTCCATCACTTCGGCGATGAACAATATCGGGAACGGGGCCAATACCGCTTTCTGCGTTGCCATGAATGACACTACCAACAGTTACGATTGGTACTATAACGCCAACAGCAATGACATCGGCCTGAACAGGAACGGCTCTTCGATAAGAGCGCTTCACAGTGTTGCTTTTACACTGAACAGCCTATTGCTTACCGCGAACACCGATCCGCATGTTGTTGGACACATCAGGAATGGCACGAATTTATCGGCCTTTTATGATGGCAACGTCGATACGGCAGACGCAATCGCAGAAGATATTGCGATCACGAATTTCAACATCGGCTCCGAAGGAAATGGCGGCTCTAACGGCTTAGACGGGATAATCGGTAGCTTTATCTGGTTCCAGTTTGAACTTACAACCGCGGAAATGAATCAAGTCGGTAACATGTTGAAAACAAAATGGGGAACGCCATGGACGAATATTCCATAGATAAAGGATCAAAATGCACATTTTAAAAGGCACAGAACCGCAAGTTTTACACGATCTCGCTGTTATAAACCAGATCGCAGCCGCATGGTGGGCTGCGCAAGGCTACACCGTTGTTCAGGGCGCAAGCGGGCCTGAGCTGATTGGCAAGGACGCGTACACAGGGGAAGATAATCCAGATGCCTGTAGAACAAAAACATGGGCGGAGCCGCAAGAGCACCCTGACGGCTACTGGTACATTCCAAGCCCGGTGAACGATGCGCGTTTCATTAACTGGCGCGACCACATCCCGGAAGGCGTGACCATCCAATGCGAAGAGGTTGAATTTGTACTGGGGGTTGTCGATGAAGAATAGTCTTTTCCTCGCCCTCCTGATGCTAGCCGCCTGCGCCGAACAGCCGCCACAGCCGCCACTGCCGCAGCCCGCTTATCAATTCGACACCGCCGCCTATGCCCTGCAACAGGGCTGGGACAAGGTGGACGTAAAAGGCCCGGGCATCGCCTATGACGCGCGCGGGCAGGCTTATGTGGTGATGCCATGACGAAATTTACTCAGGGTTCTTAACAGGGGAAATCAATGGAAGAAAAAACTGAAAGCGTTGCTTCATATGCGGTCGGCGGGACGGGTGTGACGATTGGCACCACCATGACCGTCGCGGATATTACGAACTGGGCCAATCTTGTCCTTGTGCTTGCATCGCTGGGACTGGTCGTATTCCGGTTTTATGTCGATTGGCGAAAGCTGAAAAGCGACAAAAAGGGCGGCGAATGATTAAGGTTATTCGCAATATCCCGCCGCACAAAGCCTTCCTTGGCATGTCGGCGGCAGCAGCGCTCGCTATGGGGATTTTAATCAAGCCATGGGAAGGGCGCATATATATTGCCGAGCCCGATATCGGCGGTGTTCTCACGGTATGCGACGGCATAACGGGACCGGATGTTATCCCGGGGAAAGTTTACACTGATCCTGAATGCGATCACTTACTGGCAAAGCATGTCGTCATCCATGAGCGGGACATGAACCGCAGCTTAAAGCGCGATCTTCCACTCCCCACGAAATCGGCGTTCCTCTCATTTCATTACAATGTCGGCCCGGAGGCATTCCGCAGATCGACGCTTTTGAAGCTGGCTAATCTGGGTGATGTTCGTGGGGCTTGCGGGGAGCTTTCAAGATGGGTGTTTGTTAAGGGTGTATTCGTAAGGGGCCTGCAAAACCGCCGCTTCTCTGAACGCTCGCTTTGCCTGAAAGGTCTGGACCCGGATTACAAGCCGCCATTGATCGAGACGGCGGCAGGGTGGGTTATGTCATGAATTTACAATCAATCGCCATTATCGCCGCAGCCGTGATCTTTTTCGGGATGCTGGGGGGCTTTTATCTCAAGGGCCGCTCCGACTGCGCCGCAGCCGTTCAGGTCAAAGCCTATAAAACTGAAATTATCGCCAAGGAGAAAAACAATGAGATCCGCAATAAGCGCCCTGATGACATCCGCTTTGCTGACCGGTTGCGCGCCGGGCATCTCTAAGACCCAGCCGGACGTTATCCCCTATAGCCGGGATTTCCAGAAACAGGCGGCTGCGGAAGTGCTGGGCGGCTCATGTCCCGCTCTTACGGAAATGGCCAAGGATTACTGCGTCATGCGCGATCAGGCGCGGGCAGGGCGCGGCGAGAAGCCGACTTGTACCAGATGA